GTCAGATTCGCAGATGGCATCGAGGTCACTCAGACCACTGAAAGCCGCGCCGCCTGATCGGCCCCATCACCTAAAATCAGCCATAGCTCGGGGACGAGTCTGGGATTGGTAACAGGCTAGAAATTCCACTGCGCCGATTCTTGCAGTGTGGTAAAAGCCTATCGGGGCAGCCCGAGGGCCGCCATGGGATTGGAAATCGAAGAACGCTCGACCGCCGAGCTGGCGCCCTATGCCGCAAACGCTCGTCTTCACAGCAAAGAGCAGATCGCCCAGATCGCCGCCTCGATCCGTGAATTCGGATTCAACGTGCCGTGTCTGGTTGACGACAAGGGCGAGCTGATTGCCGGGCACGGCCGGCTATTGGCCGCCAAAGAACTGAACCTAGAAACAGTGCCTGTGATCCAGCTTGGCCATCTGAGCGAGGCCCAGGCCAAGGCCTTCCGGCTTGCCGACAATCAGCTTGCCCTGAACGCAGACTGGGACCTGAAGCTGTTGCAGGCCGAATTGAAGCAACTCGAGGAAACCGGCTTCCATGTGGGTGTGATCGGCTTCGATGAAGAGGAGCTGGCCAGGATTGCGGAGGGCAACCTTGACGATGAGGGCCTGCTGACCGAGCCCGCCAACAAATCCAAGCTGCTGGAGCTGGTGAACGTGACGATGGGCGAGCCGCGCCACAGCGTTGCCTTCGGCGACCACTACCGCCTTGCCGGCCGGCACGATCTGTTCTGCGAGTCGGTGATTGCCGGACACGGCAAATGGATGGCAGCCTTAAGCGAGAAGAAGCTGTTCTGCCCTTATGCTGGCGTGTTCGTACCCTTCGCCAAGCGGGCCGCCGACCATGACTTGGTGATGGTGCAGCCCGATCGCTTCATTGCCGGTCACATGCTGGACCGTTTCGAGGAGGCCAAGGGAGGGAGAATCGAAAAGAAATGAAACGCACCGCCGGCAAATGGGACCCGGACGCTTGGCCAATGTACTTCCTGGCCAGCAACGTTTTGACGCTGCAAAGAAGCTTCGTCACCCGCAACGGCTCGATCCTTGTGGCCGTGAACGAGCTGGCCAAGTCCGCCTCAAGTGACGAGCTGATGAAGCAGTACGACCACATCCTGTTGGACTCCGGAATCTACTGGCTGACGACGCAGCACGCCCTTCACCATGAGATGAATATGAACGAGGCCCTGGCGCTTTCTCCGGAGGAAATCGATCATTGGCCCTGGCTGCTGGAACACTACATTGCCACGGCCCGCAAATACGAGTCCAAGCTGTGGGGCTATATCGAGTTGGACCAGGGTGGCCGCGAGAATAAACAGAAGACCCGCGCTATGCTGGAGAACCTTGGGCTTCGCCCGATCCCGGTCTACCACCCTCTGAATGATGGATGGGACTACTTCGATTTGCTGGCGAGCGAATACGACCGCATTTGCGTGGGCAACATCGTGAGAGCCTATGGCGAAGACCGCAAGCGCATCCTGGCGACCATCTGGGAGCGCCGCCGCAAATATCCGCACCTATGGATTCATGCCCTTGGCATGACGCCGAACGACATGACGCTTTCCTACATGATGAACAGCTTTGATAGTTCAAGCTGGGTAAGTGCGCTGAGATACTCAAGCGGCATGACGAGCACCATCAACAGCGCCATGAAAGAATTGATTGCCGGCTTTGTGTATCGTCGTGACGTGGCAATCGACGAGGAAGCCGGACATACGAAAGCCGGCAAATTATGCGGGTACTCCGCGCTTATGTTGCAGAAATCCTTGCAGGTCTTCAGACAGACAATGGAGGACGAGCTTGGCGCAGACATGGAATTGGCCGATGTCGATCACGGTTAGGTTCAGCCGGCCGGGCCTGCATAGATGGCCGCAAGCCGCGGGACATCGATCCTATCTTGCCAACATCCACAGGCATGTGTTCTTCGTGGAGGTCTCGACGACGGTGGAGCACCACGACCGGCAGATCGAGTTTCATGATTTGCAGGATACCGCAAAGGAGCTGTTCCGGATCGGAGAGACAGACTCATGCGAAAGGATGGCGTCCAATCTGGTAAAAGGGCTGGTGGACAGGTACACGGGCCGCCCGTTCCGGGTAAGCGTGTTCGAGGACAACGAATGCGGGGCGACCGTGACCGGGCCGCATGACTAGAGGCAAACGGCAAATGCTGATGGACCTCGAGGGTATTATCAATCTGGCAAACGAGAACATGCCGCTGTCCGGCGCGGAGCGCGGTCACATGGTCGATCAGGCGGAAGCCGCGCTGTCGATGCTGTTTGCCGTTCTTCGCATCGACACCGAGGCCGACCACAACATGAAAGGATCGGCGCATAGAATCGCCAAGATGCTGGTGAACGAAATCTTTGCAGGCCGGTACTTGCCTCGGCCGGAATTGCGGACCTTCCCAAACACAAGGGGCACCAATGACATGTACACGGTGGGTCCCATCGCTGTGCGCTCCACATGCAGCCATCATCTTGCGCCCGTGATCGGATCTTGCTGGATCGGGCTGGTTGCCGGCGACCAGTTGGTGGGGCTTTCCAAACTGTCGCGAATCGTGGACTGGATCATGCGCCGCCCGCAATTGCAGGAAGAGGCGACTGTGCAGGTTGCCGACGAATTGCAGGCGCTGATCAACCCGATAGGATTGGCCGTGATCGTGAAGGCCCGCCACATGTGTCTGGAGTGGCGGGGGGTGTGCGAGCATGAAACGGTGATGACGACGACGGCCATGCGAGGAATGTTTGCCGGCAACGAGGAAATGCGCTCCTCGCTGCTGGCTCTGATACACTGAGCTATCAAGATGCCCTACAAAATCCGCCGTTCCCACGAATGCCACATCGGCCATCGCGTGTATGGCCACGAATCCAAATGCGCCAATCTGCATGGCCACGGTTACGTGTTCAACTTCACGTGCGAGTCGGTGAACCTCGACGCGATCGGGCGCATCGTTGATTTTAGCGTGATCAAGTCGCGGCTGTGCCAATGGCTTGAGGACAACTGGGATCATCGCCTTCTGTTGTGGGAATCCGATCCCTGGCTTGAAGGATTGCGCGCGATCGACAAAGGAGTCGTGGCCGTGCCGTTCAATCCGACTGCCGAGAAGATGGCGGAGTATCTGGTCGAGGTGGTGGCGCCGCGCGAGCTTGAGGGCCTGGGCGTGGCGGTGACAAGCTGTCGTGTCGAGGAAACACGCAAATGCGCAGCCAGCTATTGCCGGTGAACGAGGTCTTCTCGACGCTGCAGGGCGAAGGCAAGTACACGGGCACGCCCTCGACCTTCATCCGCTTGCAGATGTGTCCGGTGGGCTGCCCGTGGTGCGACACCAAGTACTCATGGTCGTTCGACCTGGAGAACGAGCGCTCGCGCTCCGAGGTCTTCGCGAAGACGGCGGCAACGAATGAGACCTTCGCCTTGACGACGGTCGAACAGCTCTTGCCCGAGGTGAAAGAGCGCCATGTGGTGATCACGGGCGGCGAGCCCGGGCAGTATGACTTGCGGGAATTGACGGAAGCCCTGATCCAGAGCCGCCATACGACGCAGTTGGAGACGAGCGGCACCTTTGATCTTCGCGTCGATACGCGCACATGGGTGACCGTCTCGCCCAAGGTGAACATGCCGGGCGGACTATCCGTGAAGCCGTCAGCGTTGCGGCGGGCGAACGAGATCAAGCACGTCGTGGGCAAGCGCTCGGACGTGAAGGTGCTCAAATCCTTGCTGGCCGACACCAACCCGATGGCCCTGATCTATCTTCAGCCCTTGTCGTGCTCAAGGAAGGCGACCGATCTGTGCATCGAGATCGCAGGCAAAGAGGGCTGGAAGGTCTCAATCCAGACGCATCGGTTCATCGACGTGCGGTAGTTATCAACAGTCATCCACAACCATGCGGCGGGACATGTGATATAAAACATGCGCTCGCTTGCCGGCTTTTGAATTGGTCTTCTCTTGACGGCAAAACGGGTCGGGATCGCTTAGGAATCAGCCCCGGGAGCGGTCCCGTCAAAAGTTGAATTTCCAAAGAACCGTTTGAATCGCCTATCACATGCCCGCAATGCATGTTGAAGTATTAGAGCGAGCAGCGGGCCTACTCCTCCCGCGTTGGTGGTTCGCAATGGGCTGCCGTTAAGCAGGAAACGGCAGCCCATTTTCGTGCAGGCGAGAAATAGGCGGCCCGAGGGCCGCCATGTCGTCGTGGTGTTTGCCGGCCGGCTTATTCCTCCTGGCCCTCGGTGGCTTTGGAGGCGGCCCGCTCCTGAGCGATGATCTTGGCCGCCCGCTCGAGGTCCGATCTGTCCTCGGTGATACGGCGTTGGGCGCGCGCCGCCTCCGCATAGACCGAGAGCGGATAGTCCGCCCTGAAATGGAGGTCGCGCTCCAATGGCAGCTCGCCCACTGTGCCCTTGCCGACGATGCGCAAAGGAACGGTGACGTGTTCAAGCTCGCCACGGGACGCATAGCCCAGCTCGGGCTCGCCCATGCCCATATCGCAGAGCCCGAACAGGGTATCGGGCTCGTCCGGGTCCGATTCCGTGAACAGCCAAGTGGCGCCGCCCACGGGCGAGAAGAGTTTGACCACTGGCTTGTGGTCGATCTCCGTGCCGTGGTCGATCTGGCTTTGCCGGGTCGCCTTGCCGTTGCGGGCAAGCGCTTCGGCGATTTCTTTAGGAAACAGGATCATGATTGAAGTCCCCACAACAGTGAGTCATAGAGTCGGCCTTCAGACAAGCCACCCTGCTCATGGGCGTCCTGCCGTATCTGGCCGACGATTTCGTACGCATGGCTGGTCTTGTAGTCGTCGTTCTCGCAAGCCTGATAGTCGTAGTAAAAACAGAGCTTGACGATCTGAGTGGCGATCGCCTGATTGGTCAGGTCGATGGCCTTCTTCACATTGTCCGGCAAGCGATCGACCCATGCATCGACAATGATGCCTTCGGGCGCCTTCTCGGTCCGCCGCAAGACGCTGGCCGCGATGCGGTGCTCCATGTCGAGGTCCGGGTACCACTTGGCGAGTGAGCGCAGATTCTCCTTGAGGAGAATCCGGAAGGCGGCATCGCGCACGGGGACCATGGGGCTGTGCAGATTGGCCAGCACCGAGAGGTCGAGTTGAGAGCAAAGATGAGCCGACATTCTCAAGCCACCTCCATCAAGAGTTCTTCCGCGCCATAGACTTGGCGTTCGCCGCAGGTCTCGCACTCGTATTTGCGGGCATCCGGCTCGACGCCTTCGACCTCGGCGCCGCAGGCCAAGCAGAAACCTGGATTGTCGAGGCTTGTTTGATGGCGCTCCACCGCTTCCACGATCGCATCGACCGTGACGGCAGCGTGCCATTGTTTGCGTTTCACCATGTTGTTAGGTCCTCTCTTTGAGTGAAGCGACAACCGCTTCGGAATGCGGCGGGCCTCCCGCCGCATGATCGAAACGGTTCACGCCTCGAGGCGGGCCAGCAATCGAAGGACCGTGACCGGATGCCAGCCGTTGCCCTTTGGAGTGGTGATGTTGGATGCATTCAGCCGCCGCGCGATCTCGGAAGCGGAGGTCCCGGCAATCGCCCATGGCTGAACGATCGCGCGCAAGGCCGCCGCGTTGGAAATCGCTTTCGCGCGATTGTGGGCGGCAATGGTTTGGGAACCGAGCCGCTTGCCGCGCCGCTTGGCCGCCGCGAGCGCATCCTTTGTGCGCTCGGCGATTCTGTGCCGCTCGTCCTCCGCGAAAGCCGCGTATATGTGCAGCATCAAAGGATTGACGTTCGGAAGGTCCGCGACGATGAAGGGCACCCGGTTTTCCATCAGGGTCGCGATGAACGCGACGTTGCGGGACAAGCGGTCAAGCTTGGCCACGATGACCGGGCATGACAGCGCCTTGGCCTGCGCAAGGGCCGCCTTCAGTTTTGGCCGTTTGGTGAGCGCGTCGAATCCCTTGGCGGTCTCGACCTCGACGAAAGCCGCCGCCAGCGTGTAGTTGTTGGCGGCGGTGTAGCGGCGGATTGTTTCATGCTGGGCCTCGATCCCGAGGCCCGATCTGCCTTGCCGTTCCTTGCTGACGCGAAGGTAGGCGATGGCTGTTGCGGGTGCGGTGCTCATAGGTGCTCGAGCCCTAACCGGCAATGGTTGTAGCGGTCCCATGAGGGACAAACGCGTTTGATCGCCTTGCGCAAGGGCTTCAGGTTCTTGACGCCAGCCACGCGGCAGGCGTGCTTGCGAACGAGACGGAAGCGCTTGCGCTGGCCGCGCGTCACGTCACGGTGGCATTCGCTTGGCGCTCCGAATGCTGCGATGTCCCGATGCGCGAAATGGCCGCGCTGCTCATGGGCCATGATGATCGAAACGGCTTTTCCGAGTTGAGCCATGATTACCTCAATCGATGTATGAGAATTCGCCGACGAAATTGCCGTTGATGTCGCGTAGTTTGCCGTCGTAGGCCGTAGTGAAGCCGTCGTGTTCGATGCGGCTCGCGAGCGTGCGGAGGATTCGCGCCAGCTCCGTTGACAGCCAGTCGCCTTCAAAGGCGTCGTTGGCGGTGCTGATCGAAAGGGCAAAGGTTGGCGGTTCGGGCTTGGTCTGGCTGAGGAGCCGCAAGAGCTTGGCGATGGGAGTCGGAATGTGGGCGCCGGCTCCGTATTTGGCGACCGAGGAAAACGACTTGCCGAGCTGCTCGGCCGCGTCATGATAGGTCCAGCCAAGTCGTTTGAGCGTGGCGCGGAATTCGGTCACGCTCATGGCCTGTTTGGTGTTGCGCTTGGTCATGGGTGCTCTCAACAAACAAAGGTTGGTTCGGGAATTTCGCCCGACTGGTCATCGATCAAATCGACGAAACAGAATTGATCATCCGGCAAGCGCGCCGCGATGAATCGGCCGCGCAGTTTGGTCCAGGCGCAAAGGGCCTTGGCCGCCGCGCAATGGTTGTCGGATTCGGAGACGGCAGGATCGAAGGCGATGGAAAGAGAGCCATCGGTGCTGCGCGCATGAATGCGGCGCTGCCCATCGACCGTGATCAGCTCGGTCAGAATGGCCTGTTGTGAGTCGAAATGGCGCATATATCTGGTCTCCAATTGAAGGTTGCCGGAATGGCCCTTCGGGCTGCGCTCAGACGAGAGCGCAGAGTCGAAAGGTCAAATCGGAATTAGGAGGTGGCGGCGGGGATGAAGTGATCGGCGGTCTCTTCATCGACGAGCATTTCGCGCATCCGCTCAAGAATTGAGATGGCGCGGTCCCGCGCCACGCCTTCGTTGTCGAGCAGCTCGAGCAGCTCCATTGCGATTTCGAGGTCCTTGTCAGCCTCGGTCGCTGCTTCGCTTGCGATTTGCTCTTGCTGCCATTGGTCAACGGTGGCGTTGGCCTGCTCGGACGATTGGCCCAGATATTGAAGCGCGACCGAAGCGTCGTTCGTGTCGATCAGGCCGGCAAAGAATTCGGATTTGACTTGTTCAACGGTGCTGACGAGTCCCATGATCGGCTCCTAAGTTGATAGTTGAGAGTTGGGGAGGATTGGCCCTTCGGGCTGCGCTCGAATCCCGAGCGCAGAGTCGAAAGGTCAAATTTCAAAACCGCGATTCTTGAGGGCTGTAGTGAGGAGCGCGATGGCCCGCTCCTCGGACATGCATTGCGATTCAAGATAGTTGAGGAGGCCCATGGTCTGGTTGTGGGACTCTTCGATCCATTCTTTGAGAGTCGCTTCGGCCTGCTCGCGTGAATAGCCCTTGTGTGTGAGGGCGGAGATCACATCGGCATCGACAAAATCGCCTTCGATGTAGTCGAGTTTGAGCTGGTCGATATAGATTGACATTTGTGGGCTCCGTTTGGGTTAGGTCGTTTGGAGGCCCTTTCATCCCCCCGAGTCGCAGAAATTGAAACGGGTAAGTTGTAAAATATGCTACCCAAGGTTGCCGGCCGGAAATGGCCCTTAGAGGGGCGGTTTTGGGGGCGCTCCGGCCGGCCCGGAGCGGCAGGCCAAGCCCATGGGCGGCCCGTTGTGGCCCTTGGGTGCGGGCTTGGCGCCCTGGCGGAGGTCCCCGGGGCGGGCAAGCCGGCTGGCAAAAGGAACCGGGTTGCCCGGGCGGAATTGGAGCCCTTGCCGGGTCGGCCCGAGGGCCGAATCCAGGCCCGGGCGGTCCCCAGCCAAGCCGGCCGGCAATTTTCGGATTACCGAATTGTCACGTCGTCTTAGGAGCGCGTTGACGGGGGCGCGGAATCTCGAGCCATGCGCCGGAAGGTTTCTTCATGCCGGGCTGGTACTAACTCTTAAGAAGCCACCACGGAGTCCGATATGCGCAGAGTGAGAATGAAGATCGATATCGACGTTCACGATGCCGATGCCCTGATCGATGCCGCGCGGTGCCGCGAGAAGTATTCCGATGTCGATGTGGGCGAACTCGCCGTGCTGATTCCGGAAGGCGAGCCGATCGTGGCGCTGCATCATCTGTTTCATGACTTCCAATTGCCGGGCTGCGAGATCAGGAAGATCGCTGCCGACTACCTGCCGCATTGATGACGATCGTTTGCCGGGTTGCCCTTGTGAGGGCGATGTCGAGCAGGTCCGCATTGAAGCAAGCCGCGCGCTCGACGATGACGAATTCCGCCTCGATCCCTTGAACGCTGGCCGGCGATCCCAGCCGCACGGTCGGAAGCTGCGACAAGCGGTTGAATCGAGCGAGCACGGCTGCCGCATGATCGGCCGACCACTTGCTCAACCGGAATGGCGCGGGCAGCCCGTGATGTTTTAACCAGGCCAACCAGGCCGAGCGATGCCACGGGCAAGCCAGAACAAACAGCGAGGCAAAATCCTCGGGTGGCGGGACCATTGAGACGAATTGAGCTTCCAGCTCGATGCTCACGGGCTGGCGGAGGCAAGCCGGCAAATGGAATGAGACATGCCCGTCTTTCTGTTGCCGGCTTGTCGTTACGATCGATGCATTCGGGAAGTAGCGAGGCAGCACCGCCGCGTCCTGGGCCTCGACCTCATCCATGAGCAAGAGCCTGACTTGCCGGCAAACATAATAGTTGGAATGAATGAGGTCCGCTTTGTCGAGCAGCCCTCGGCGTTTCCTGTAGGCTGCCGCATATTCCCGCACCGCCTCGAGGTAGGCGTTCCTTGGTAATGGTTGCCGGTCGAGCCGTGCATCATGGTCGGCCCGCAAGGCTTCGAGCACGCGAGGCTTGAGGCTTTCCAGGAACAGCTCCTCGGTCTCGGTCGGCGGGTCGGATATGTCATTGATGCGAGCTAGCACGTCTTCGATGTAACCGGACGCCACGGCATCGGCGTGAACGTATTTGTTGCTGCCGATAACCGCCGTGTACTTGCGCATGGCGTCTAACGGGAGTTGCCATTCCTTGCCGGTCAAGGACTGCAAGCGCGTAACCGCTGGCCATGGCGCAAAGCCGGCGATCTGATTCCGGCTGGCCTGGGCGATCGCCGCGAGCACCGTCGTCTTGCCGGAGCCGCGAGGCCCGACAACGCAGGCGGTGAAGCGCTCGCCGCGCTCGATCCGCTCGATGACCGACTCTGCGATCGTCTGTGGACTCACATGATAGGTTCCGTCCAAATGTGGTCCCTCGCTCATGCCGTCGAATATTATCAGGTTCCTTGAGGACGAGGCAGCGAAATGGGAGCGCGACAAGCGCGTGATGAGTTCACGGCTTGCCGGCACATCCGTGCGCGAAATCGCCGAGCATGAGGAGTGCTCGGTCGAAGAGGTCGAGACCTCCATCGTGCGGCAGTCCGGTGGCGTGTCGCCGAATTTCCGCGAGCGGCATATGCAGCTCTCGCTTGAACGGCTCGACAAGCTGTTGCGCGCTCACTACACGGCGGCGCTCAAAGGCAATTACGATGCCAGTGTGATTTACCTGCGGACGATCGAGATGTCGGGCCGCTTCCTCGGGCTGTTCCCACCGCCGCAGGCTGACGCCAATCTCGACAAGCTCAAGCCGAACGTATCCAGCACGGAAGAAATCCGCGAGGTGCTTGACGAACTACTCGGCCGCAAATCGACGATCGACGGCGAAGTGATCAATCGCGAGGAAAGCGACCATGAGTGATCGCTTCATGACCGAGGTGAAAGCGATGCACAAGCTGCGGGCCGACATGCGTTCGTTGACGGATGACGATCGCGAAAAGTACATGGCCCGGATGGCGCATACGGCTGGCGACTGGGTTTTCCATGCGCGCGACGCCCAGCTCCCGCCGCCTGACCTTGACTGGTGCTGGCTGCTGCTCGGCGGGCGCGGGTTCGGCAAGTCGCACTCGATGTCGGCGGCGGTTCACATTGCGGTTCGCGCGGGTATATCTCGAATCCATCTGGTCGCACCGACGACGGCTGACCTTCATGATGTGAACCTCGAGGGCAAGAGCGGCATCCTTGCGACATGCGGGCGCGATCCGCGTCCGCGTTGGGTCTCGACGCGCAAGAGATTGGAATGGCCGAACGGCGCTGTCTGCGTGTTCTTCTCTGGCGAAGAACCGGACTCACTGCGCGGGCCACAAGCAGAAATCGTACTCATTGATGAGATCGGCCGCATGAGGTACCAACAAGCCGTCTTTGATATGGCCATGATGGGCCTGCGCCTCGGCGACAAGCCGCGCATCATGTTGGCGACGACACCGCGCACGACTCCGCTGATGAAACGGCTTGTCGCAATGGCGAACATCAGGATCACGACGGGCTCGACCTATGACAACGCGCTCAACCTCGCACCGGACTACCTTTCCAAGATCAAAGAGCTGTACGAGGGAACGCGCCTCGGCCGGCAAGAGCTGCAAGGGGCCATGATCCTCGATCCCGTCAATGCCCTGTTCAAGGATGATTGGCTCCAACACGATGATGTTGCGGAGGATCGCATCGAACAGGTTTCGGTCGGAGTCGATCCGAGCGGCGGCGGCGATGAGGTCGGCATCGTTGCCGCCGCTTTGCTGACCGATGGCAAGCTTGCGGTTCTGTCGGATCGGACGACGACGGGCAGCCCGGCTCAATGGAGCGAAGCCGCCGTCAAGGCTTATGACGATTTCGATGCCGACGAATTTGTTGTCGAGGTGAACTTCGGCGGCGACATGGCGACCGAGGTCCTGAAGCAGGCCGCTGACCGCAAATTTGAAAAGGGCGAGCGCGACACCAATATGATCTGCATCCGCGAGGTCTCAGCCTCACGCGGCAAGGTGATGCGAGCCGAGCCCGTTTCGCTTTTGTACGAGAAGGGCAGAATCCTGCATCGGCGTGGCCTGGATCAGCTCGAGGGCGAGATGCTCGCGTTCTCGCGAGAATGGGATCGCGCGGTTGACGGCTCACCTAACAGGTTAGACGCCATGGTGTGGGTCATCACAAGGCTTTCAAAAGTGCTGACGGAAATCGCAATCGCCTGATAGGAGGACACATCATGGCGAAGACCAAGAAGACAAGCAAGAAGGTCCGGAAATCCAAGAACGCAGCCGTGAAAAAGAAATCCGCGGTCAAGGTGAGCCATCGTGTTGACCGCCGCCTCGGGCTGCATGGGAGCTGACGCATGCCTTGCCTGCCGTGCCAACAGCAACAGCGACGTTTGTACTCGGCCGTTCGATCGGGCGATCTACGCGGCGCTGCGACCGCCGTAACGCGCGGCGTTGCGATTGCCGCCGACAAACTGCGCGGCGTTGACGTGAACGCCAAATACGGGACCACGCCAACGGTGAAGGCCACGCCTTACCGCCGTCCGCCAGAGCGGAGTGCTTAAATCATGGGTGCGCTCGGCTGGCTGTTCGGGAGCAAGGCCGATCCGCCGGCCGGCGCGGTGGAATCCGAGGCCGCCTTTGGCGGCTCGATTGACATCAACCGGCTGAACGCCGATCTGGCGCGCGAATATATCCGCTCGATCTATCTGTGGCGCTCGGTCGATATGATCGGGTCGATGGCGTCTTCGGTCCCTCTGATCGTTCGCAAGCCGGACGATGCCCAGCTCGCGGCGCCGGAGCTGACCGTCGAAAACCTCTTGCGGCGGCCTAACCCGCAATGGACGGGGGCCGCGCTTCAATATTTTGCCGCGGCCTCGATCGCGGTGGCCAACAAAGCCTATCTGTTGCGGGTGCGTGGTGCGGGAGGCGTGACGCTCGAGCTGTGGCCGCTCGCGCCTAACGACGTGATGCCGATCTATGCGTTCGGGACGCGAATGATCGAAGCCTTTCAAGTGACCGAGGCTGGCCGCGTGACGCTGTTTCCGGTTGACCCTGAAACCGGCGACTCCGATATCGTTTACATCCGCCGGCCGGCGCTCAACCGGCATACAGACAAGTCACCGGCTGCGATTGCGGCGGCGCCGGCAGATGTGTTCACGCGCATCCTGCAACGTTGCGCGGACATCGTTTCAAACAGCTCGAATATCACCGGCATTTTGAGCACCGAGAAAGAGCTGAGCCAGAGCAAGGTGCAGGACGTGAAGGACCGTATTAATCTGTTCAAGACGGGACGGACCGAGAGCGGCGGCACCCTTGTGACGGCAAATGCAAAATGGAATCTGACACGTTTGAGCGAAGACCCGGCTCAAGCGTTGTCGGTTTCTATCAAGGATTCGTTGGCGCGTGATGTGACGATGACGTTTGGAGTCCCGTCTCAGCTTGTCGGTCTCCCGGGGCAGGACACCTACAACAATCTGGCCATGGCCCGCGTTGGATTCCTGACAGACACGGTGTTGCCGGGCTATATTGGTCTCTATGTTGCGGGACTCAACCACGCCTTGATGTCGAGCAGAGCGGAGATCATCGCCGACGTTGAACATATCCCGGCAATGATTAGAGCCCGGCAGGACATGACCGACATGGCCAGCCGGGCGACCATGCTGAGCGTCAACGAACAGCGCGCGTTGCTGGGCTATGCGCGTTATGAGGACGACGAGACCGCTGACGTGCCGGTGATGTTGGAAACCTTGCGGCTGAAGCGGCTGGCGATCGAGGTCCAGGGTGGCAATGTCTCGAACATCCTTGAACCGGATTCGCGGGCGCCGCCGAGCGGAGGCTGATTTCATGTTGGAACTGTCAAAATATGATGCGGCTTGCCGGGCTTTGGCGGAGGCCCGGAACGTTGATGACCTCAAGGATGTCATCAACAAAATGGACGCCTTGAAAGAATACGCTCGCCGCGCAAAGAACCGCGAGCTTGAGGTCAATGCTGTCGAGGTCCGGCTCAAAGCAGAACGACGATGTGGCGAACTCCTGGCGGAACTCAGGGCAACCGGGCAGTTTTGCGAGGGCCGTCCGGAGAAAATAACTGTACTTTCAGAAGGACAGTTTTCGCGAGTCACCCTGGCCGATCTCGACGCCTCACGCAATTTTTCATCCCGTTGTCAGAAGCTTGCCGCTCTGCCAACAGGAAGGTTCACCCATATGCTGAACGACTGGCGCGGCCGGGCTCTCGCCAAGGCCGAGCCGGTGACGTTCGACCTGTTTGTACATGAGAAGGCGGACAACCGCGCCAAACGGGAGGCCGAGCTTGGCCAGCGCATCCTAGCCTTGCCAAGGAAAAAATATGGCGTGATCGTTGCGGACCCGGAATGGCGTTTCGAGCCGTGGTCGAGGGCCACGGGTATGGATCGCGCCGCAGATGACCACTATCCGACTTCACCGCTGGAGACCATCAAGACCCGTGACGTGGCCTCGATCGCGGCCGACGATTGCGCCCTGTTCCTGTGGGCGACCCAGCCCATGCTGCCGCAGGCGCTCGAGGTGATGGAAGCCTGGACATTCGATTACAAGTCCCACTGGATATGGGCTAAGGACCGTATTGGCTTGGGTTATTGGAATCGCAACAAACATGAGATTTTGTTGTTCGGCACCCGTGGCAATCCGCCGTGCCCGGCTCCTGGCGAGCAATGGGACTCGCTGATGGAAGCGCCTCGGCGAGGTCACAGTGAGAAGCCGGAAATTTTCCTCGAGATGGTCGAGGCTTACTTTCCGACATTGCCGAAGATCGAATTGAACCGGCGCGGCCCGCCTCGCCGAGGCTGGGACGCTTGGGGGGCGGAGGTGCCGCGCAAGCAGGTTGCCCATGCTGCTCAATGTCGGGCATGATCGAGTCTTCCAACGCTACCTCCGCGACATGGAGCAACGGCTCCATAACCGCATGGTCCCGCTCCTGTCGGCCGGCATCCGCTTGCAGATGTCGCGGGGCGGGATTCCCGCCATGCATTATGTGACGACGGTGGGCGAACCGATTCTCGTTCGCCATTATCGGCGTGTCTATGAAGACGCCTTCGACGCCTCTGTCGATCAGATCGAGAAGGCTGCGACCACCGGCAGATCGGCATTCATCCGCGAGCAGTTGGCATATCTGGAGCGCGATGGCGCGACACGCATCCATGACATTGCCCAGTCAACCGCCGACGAAATCCGGGACATTGTGATGGCGGGAGTCCGGGACGGCAAGAGCCATGACCGGATTGCGGCAGAGCTGTACAGGGCAATTCCGGACCTATCCCGCAAGCGATCGGCCCGGATTGCGCGCACCGAAACACATAGCGCGGCAACCTCCGCAATCTATGAGACCATGAAGTTCAAGCGGGTGCCCGTTCGGACCAAGACATGGTGGACGGCGAACGACAATGTTGTGCGGCCGAGCCACCGTGACGTTCACGGAGTCACCATTCCCTTTGATCAGGCCTTCACGGTCGGCGGGAGTCTGATGATGTTTCCGGGCGATCCATCCATGGGGGCCGGTGCGGAAGAAATCGTCAATTGCCGGTGTTCGCCCTTGTTCAAGACGTGAGCATGACTCACAAAAATTTGCATTTTGCGCATGGTATTCGTGGCCTTCAAGGGGACGGCGCCTTGATGGTCCGCCCAGATGGACTATGCACAACTCAACTGCGCATTCGAGACAAAGGCCGAGCGGGAGGACGTTGCGACGTTTTCCGGCATCGCCTCGACTTCTGACGTTGATCTCACAAACGATGTAATCGAGGCCGGCGCGTTCGATCCGATCGCGCGCAAGCACAACGGCGATCCGGATGTTCTGATGCTGCGCGACCATGACCGGACTCAGGTCATCGGCGGGTGGAAGCATTTCGAGCAGAGCGGCCGACAGCTTCACGTCGAGGGCGAGCTGTGCCTCGAGGTCGAGAAGGCCCGCGAAACCTACGCGCTGTTGAAGCGTGGTTTCCTCTCCGGTCTGTCGGTCGGTTATTCATTCAAGCGCGGCGACGTGTCCTTTGATGCCAACAAAGGCGGCCTTCGTGTCCGGAAGGCCACGCTCAGAGAGTGCTCGATCGTGGCCCGGCCGGCTAACGCGCAAGCCCGCGTGACGCACGTGAAGAGCGAATTCGGCGCGATGCTGTACCATTGCGGCTTGACCGACGATGATATCGACGTGCTGGTCAATGAGGGATTGGATGCGCTGATCGAGTCCCGAAAGGACGATCCTCAGAAGCCGTGGGGCGACGTGGACTACGCGGACCCTGGCTATCAGGATGACAAGGTGAAGCGCTACCCGATTCATACCGAACGGAACATCCGCGCCGCTTGGTCATACATCAACATGCTGAAGAACCAGCGCGCCTATACGTCGGATCAGGTTGACAAGATCAAGTCGCGCATCGTCGCAGCCTGGAAACGGAAGATCGACAAGGACGGGCCGCCCTCCGCGAGCGACAAGAGCGAGATCGATTTGCCGTCATTCCTCAACGTGCCGATGAACGAGCTGACCATGGCGAGCGAAATGAAATCCTTGTTGTCGCAGTTGAAAGGGCGATGCCATGTCTAACGAAGCCGGGATTGCCGAGCTGGTCCAGGAGATCAAGACCACGCGCGAGGACATCGCCAAGGCCGACGACGAGCGCATGAAGGTGCTCGACGAGATGAAGGCCGACATCAAGAAACATGGTCAGCTTTCGGTCGATACCGAGGCCAAGGTCATCAAGATCACGGATGACATGACGGCGAATGCAACCAAGTGGCAGAGCTTAGAGGATTCGTTGAACGATCTTCGCAAGCGGCTGTTGCGGCCAGGGCCAGAGCCCACGAATGACGACGCCAACCGGAAAGCCGCTGTCGGGCTTTTGCGGCTGAAGCACGAGCTGAAGATCGTCAAGAAGGACCCGGATCATCCGTTCACGTGTACAGAAGAGCAGATTGCGGAAGCCTGCACGGCCGTCAAGGCGATGACCGAGCTGATGAACACGACCAACATCGACAATCTGACGCCCGAGTACCGCAAGGCCTTGACGGCCTTCTCGTTCGGGTCGAACGGATTCATCCTGTCGCCCGAAATGTCCAATCAAGTGTTGTCGTGCTTGACGGATCAGACCGACGTTGCGGGCCTGATGCGCTCGATGACGACGGCGGCGCCGTCGGTCAAATTCATGATCAACAATCTGCGCATCGACTATGCGGCATGGGCGTGCGAGACGACGTGCTTTGCGAACAACCCGCAAGCCGACCTGTCGGGCCTCGGTGAAATGGAGATCAAGCCCGAGACGCTGCGCTACATCTTCTGCGCCACCCGTGACGCGCTCGAGGACGCCTCGATCAACATGGAAAGCCTGATGATCAGTCTGGTCAATCAGGCGTTCCGGCGCACGATCTCGACGGCGATCATGACCGGCGATGGTGTGGGCAAACCGATCGGAATCCTGCACCCGAATGCTGGCATTGCGATTTGCGACACGGCGCTGGCAACTCCGGTCGATCGCTTCACATGGCAGGACATGATCGCGCTCAAGTTTCAGGTGCCGATGCAGTATCATATCGGCGGGCGCTATCTCTTGAACCAGAACACGCTGGCGTTGTTGTTGACGATGAGTGATGCGGCCGGCCGGCCGCTGCTCGCAACATTCCCGCAGGATGTTCAATCTGGCCCGTTCCTGTTCAACGGTTCTCCGTTGCAAATCGTGACGCAAATGCCCGACGTGGCACCAGGGACGACGCCTATCGCGTTCGGCAATTGGAATGAGGTCTACATGGTCGTGAACAGGAAGGCCGTCACGATGCAGCAGGACCCTTATAGCGCGGGCTTCTGTATACTTTACAAATTTGAGGCCAGGGTCGGAGGTGGGATTTTTTGTCCGAACGCTGCTCGACTGCTTCGTATCAGGTAACATGGAGAGCCGTTATGGTCAATATGTGGACGGGCGCAGGTAGTTTCCTCGCCTATGTTGCTGCCTCGCCGAAGTACGCGGACCTCGGTCCTGGACTGATCTATGCGATCGTGCTTGTGAACACGACGGCAAGCGACGTGACGAGCGGCACGATCGGAATCGAAACCGCCGATGCGCTGCCTGATGACCATTGTACGCCGGGGACGTTTGCGGCGCTGCCGTTCATCCCGCCCTGCGATGCGCCGGCCGGGACAAGCCTCGGCAATGCGGTCATCACGTTGTCGGCCCAGCAACCGATTCGCGCGCATTCACAATGCTCGTTCTCGGTCCCGTGCCCGAAGCAGTTCATGCGATTGACTGGCGTTCCGTCAACGCTCGACGCAATCATTGTCGTCGGCCGGCTGCGCCGCACAAACTTCGATGTCGGCACGGTCTCGGGCGAGATCGAATCGATGAGGTGCAATGAGAACGTGGCTGCATAGACTCCGCGCGTGGTTCTCGCGCTCACGCTTGCGGCTCGGCAAGCCGATCCGCTTGCATGGCGATGTCG